GAGATACGCCTCCACCAAATAGGGCCGCATCTCCCCAAACGCCCGCGAGAAGACCCGCCCCTGGGCCACGAACGCATCGGACACAGCCGCCCGCCCCCGCTCCACCAGCCGGTCCAGATCACGCCACTTCTGCGCCACGCTCACGGCCTCCACCAGCCGCAGCGCCGCCGCCTCTGCCTCTCGACCGATAATCACACTTATCTCTCCAGTGCCTGGCGCAACTCGCGCAACGCCTCCACCATCCCTGCCTCAGCCGCCGACCGCTCCGGCCCTGTGGCGTCCGGCACTTCCCCATCCGGGAACAGCCGCTCCACCACCTCGTCCACATCGTCAGCGCCCAGGGCGATCAGCAACATCCGCGCCAGTGTCGGCAAATCCATCGTCCCCGCCAGGGTCCCGGCCTTTCCCAACGTGGCCGCAGCCACCAGCGCCTCCACCCGCTCTTTCACATCCCCCTCCACCAGCGGCGGGAACGTCACGCTGATCGTCGGGTCAATGTCCTCATTCCAGATCACCCGCTCCTCGATGACCCCATCCTCCACCGTGCGCTCGATGCGCCCCAGTCCCCGCAGCGGCCCATTCGCCGCCTTCACCCCCCAGAACGCCACGAACCGGTAGATGTCGCCCAGGATGTCCGCCCACAGCGTCTGCCGGTCGGTCATCGCCAACTCAGTCGGCCTGTCCAAACTCTTGGCCGTGGCCAGGCTGCCCACGCTGGCATCCCCAAAAAATGTCTCCGGCAGCCCTGTGCTGGCAGCCACCATCAACAGCAGCCGCCGCCCATCCTCAGCGCTCACCGTCGCCCCCGACGTGCGCACCGGCTGGAGACTCACATCCGGGCTGCTGATAAACGTGGACCCTACCACCGGCGGCGGCACCGTCTCCGGTTCGCTGCCGCTGCCATTGCCCAGCGTCGTGTTGAGCTTAGACTTGGCCGCCGCAATCCCCCGCCGACCGCCCGGCGTCGTCAACTGGAACGCGAACCGCCTATAGGCCCGCACGATGGAGGCCCAATCCTCCAGGAACTCCTTATAGGCCAGCGCCCAGTCGATGGTATCGTAGACCTCCGAAATGCCGAAGGTCCAGTCCGAGAACCCCCCAACCTTGACGTGGTACATCGACTGACCCCACTGCACCGGATGACCGTCCAGCGTCGCCGGTTTCGCCGTCGGGTTGTAGCGCCAGTCAGGATACCAGGCCGTCCGGCTCACACTCTCCCGCGCCCCGCCTGCGCTCATCCGCCGCTCCTGCCACCGGCGCAGATAATACCACGGCTCCTTGCTGTCCTCCGGGTTACACACCACCTCGGCAATCTCCCCAAAGGCCACCGTGCGCACCCGCACCCGCCCCGTCGTCGGAGAGACGAAAAAAACAAAGAACAGGTTGCCATCTGTCTCCAGTTCCACCTCGGCACTCATACGCGCCTGGTGGCTGGTCAGAGAGACGACGTTCTTCTCGTCCTCCTCGAAGGCTTTGATCGCCTCGTGGATGTCGCTGTCCGCCGCCTTCACGCTCACGCCCTGACCCCAGACATAAAAGCGCTTCACGTCGATGCCCCGCTGGATCAGCGGATTTTTCAGGTACATAATCCGGGCCATCTCCGTGATCTGGCGCAGCCCCTCCCGGCTGAACTCCTGCTCCGCCTGCATGGAGATCAGCCGCCAGTCGCCCCCAGAGAGCAAGCTCTCCAACTCGGCCAGCCGCCCCTCCATCAGCGCCCACGCCTCGTCACCCTCGCCCCCCGGACGATAACCCTCTATTATCGGTCGAACAGCCTCGGCCTCATATGCGCCCGTCCCGTTGCTATCGCTCATCTCTGTCCCCTGTGGTATCTGTCCCACAACTCATCGACCCATTCCGTGCCAAAAATCTCCACACTCACCCCGAACGCACCCAGGACGATTATCACAGCCAGCAGCCCCCACCAATTCGATACCATGAGCAGCACCACGCCAACCACTGCCAGCCCAACCAGATATTTACGCAGAACGTCCACGAGCACCCCCGCTAATACGGCGAAATCCGCACATCCTCATCATAGACCACCACCGACCCATCCGGTATGGCGTGCATCAACTCCACACACCGGTTATAGGCCCCACTGCTGGCATCCCCCTGATCCCGATAGCGCCCGTTGGGGATAGCCGCCAACTCATCCAGATAGGGCCGATTCCAGGCCGCCCGCAACATCCGCACATTCCCCGCCTCTGCCTGGGCCTGAAAGGGCAGCAGACGCACATCCTTATTCCCGCTGGGCCGGTCCGCATAGATGGGGAAGCCCGCCAGCAGCCGAATCTCATCCTGCACGCTGTCCACCCCCGACGACCCCGGCTCCTGCTCTATGCAAACCACCACCTGGTTGCCGAAGAGCGCCGCATCCGCCTGGGCTGTCTGTAACATCACCGCCCGTCGCTCCTGGGTGGACCACTGCCCCCTCTGCACATCCTCCACCGTCACCCAGCCCTGCTGGTCGATGCCAATCCGCACCCCGGATGTGTACGCCCCGCCCCCCTGAGTAGCCGCCTTGTCCCAGTAGCGCACCCGATAGGCCACACTGGCCAGGGCATCCACCACCCGAAACCAACTGCGCTGAAAGAGCGTCCCCTCAATCGCCCGGGGCGCACCCTGGTACTCCGCATTCCACACCAGGCTGCCCACGTCCGTTTTCGTCGCCAGCAGCGCCTCCCGGCTAAAGCGGGCCGGGCTGAGCGCCTCCCCTGGCTCTCTCCCCAGCGGGTCCGCCTCTCCCTGGGCCAGTCCCATATGCCGGTTGTTTTCGTCCCGTTCTGCCTGGCTTTCCGCCAGCGCCGGCAGCCGCAACACCTGCCACCGCCCCGGCTGGTCCTGCAACAACCGCCCGGCCAGGTCATCCTCGTGCCAACGTGTCATGATCAGCACTACCGCCCCGTCCTCCCAGATACGTGTGCGGAATGTCCCCTGCCACCACTCCCACACCCGATCCCGATAGGTCTGGCTCTGGGCCTGCTCCCAGTTCTCAAACGGGTCATCAATGATCCCCAGCAAAGCGCCCTGGCCAGTCACCGGGCCGCCCACACCCACCGCCAACATAGAGCCACGTCTCCCGGCCAGAGACCAATACTGCACCGCCCGGCTGTCCTGGCGTGTCCTGGACTCAAAAAGCCGGGCATACTCCGCCGACTCCACCACATCCCTGGCCGCCCTGCTCTTCCTCTCCGCCAGCGCCGCCCCATAGCTGCTCAAAATCACCGGGTCGTCTGGCCGTCGCCCCAGCCAGAAAGCGGGCAGTCGCACGCTCACCAGCTCACTCTTGCCGTGCTGGGGCGGCGCAAAAATCATCAGCCGGTCAACCTCACCCCCCACCACCCGGTCCAGATACTCCCCAATCAGCCCGTGTACCGGGTCCGCCTTATACGTACCAAAGGTGTACTGGGTAAAATCCAACAGCCCCCGCCTGGCTGCCCTACGCCGCAGCAGTTCCTCCGCTGCTCCCTGCCGCAATCTGCTGGAGTTCGTCATCTGTCAGGTCAGCCAATCCCCGCACATCCATCTCCACATCCACGCTGCTTTTCGAGGCCGTCTCCAGCCCCGCCCGGTCCAACACCGCTGTCGCCGCCAGTCGGCTGTTGGTCAAATCCTCCATCTGGCCCATAATCGCCACCAGCCGCTGCACCGCATCCGGCGCAGCCAGGCGCAAACTCTCAGCCGCCTCGCCTAGGGCATAGACCGCCCGATTGTCCCGCCAATCCCTGGCCAGGCTGTCCACCTCCGCCAGCACTTCGGCGAAGAGGGCGTCCTTCTTCCACTTGTTATGATAGGTATTGCGAGCGCACACCTCTGGCCTGGCCCAAATCGTCTCCTCACTCACCCCGGCCAGGTGCGCATCCACCAGCGCCACAATCGTCGCCTTCTTCTTGTCGGCCCACTGCTCGCCGTTCAATTTCGCCAATGCTGCTGTGGCCCGCTCTCGCCAGTCGCTCATACAAATACCTGTGCGTCCCTGCCATCATCCGCCGGGCGTGCAACGTCTCCACACCCCGCCGCCACCGTCGCCACTCCATCCGCCATTGCCGGTTTTCAACCCTCGCCACTTGCCCCTGTTCAGCCCCTCCCCCAATCTGGGGGAGGTTGGGTGGGGGTGAATCCTCGACCAATAACAGCAATTATCACCCGACCCCTTGACAGCCCCTGCCGGCTGTGCTATGCTCACTTCTGCGAAGAGTTAGCACGGCAGCGAACTTCCGCAACAGTCAACGGCTTTTTTGTGCCCAAAAATAGCACCCACTTTTCGACACAGACGGGTGGGGTCCAGGTCATCCGAAGCGGGCAACCGTTGACGATGGAAGCGCTGCCGTGCTACCTGGGCCTCACCCGTCTGTGTTACACCCGAAGGAGAACACAAATGCACGGCAGCAAACGTACCTCCACACCCGCCTGGGGCCTCTACAACGCAGACAGCCCCCAAACCCTCTACCGCATCCTCGTCGAAGAGGCCATCGCCCAGAAATTCGGCGAATGCCCCATCGAAGACGAAGACGCCTACCACACCCACCTGGACATACTCGACTTTGCCCTCGACGCAGCAATGAAGCTCCTCGGCGTGGGCACATCCTGGCAGCCCGTCATCCACGCCGTCCTCACCGATCAGCCCATCGCCGTGGACATCAGCCCCCTCATCCGGGCCTGTAGCCCCGCCGACTCAATGGGCCTGCGCTGAGCCACCTGTTGGGGTGGGGGCCGTCTGCCCCTGCCCCAACACCTTCTCCACCTCCGACCGCAGCGCCGCCACATCACTCCCCGCTACCATCACCCGCTCCCCCCGGCCCATCCGCTCAACCGCCTGCGCCACCGGCACACACTGCGAGCGCAGCGTCGTCGTCGGGCTACAATAGAGCACATCGTCCATCACACTGCACCAATAGGCACTCGTCGCCCCCCCTGCCACAGCCATACGCCCCTACCCCTCCAAACCAGTACACCTTGTGTACACTTTGATTCGTTCTGTTCCAGGCCATGCCGCCGCCAGGCGGCCCCCACCTCTGGCCCTCAAACAGTCTTGTCTATGCGAAGTCAATTCAGCCAATGACGAGGCAAGCGCACAATCGAATAGCTCAGCGTCGGCTGTCCATCCACCCACAGCACCTTTACCCGCCTGCCCTGGGCTGGTGGCTCTGGTGTGGCTGGTGGCTGGCCCTCCTCCCCCCGGCTGATCTGGCTGCTCAACATCGACGCCACCACAACCACAGCCGTCACCAGCACAACCCCCAGCCCCGCCCCATACAGAATACTCAGTGCCAATTGCGCCCCTCCCCATCCGGCCCCTGGCCCGCCAGCGCCCGTTGCGCCAACAATCTCCGCACCCGTCCCCGGAAAGCCTGGCGTGCCGGCACATGCACCGCCTCATACCCCAACAACGCCTCCACCACCGCCGCCGGCGAGCGCACCACAGCCCCGTCCCCGCCTGGCCGAATCACCAGCGCCGCCCCCACCAGCCGCATCGTCACCGTATCCCCCATCGCCCCGTCACCCTGTCACCCTGTCACCTTGTCACCTTGTCACCCCGTCACCCTGTCACCCTGTCACAGCACCCGCTGCCAAAATCCACCCACCTCCACCGAACGCCCCTGGGTGAAGATCATCGGATCATCCTCGTCAATCAGCCCCATGGCCGCCTCAATCATCTTCGCCACCGCCACCAGCGCCGTCGCAATCCCCGCGGCCCGGGTCCCCAAATGGCCGATGGCCGCCCCCAGGTCAAAGTCCACCCCGGCGAACACAATGCCAAATGCCACCGCCAACACCAACGCCAACCACCGCACCCTCGGCAAATTACCCATCCCTCATCACCCCTTCTTTGGCTGCAACCAAATCCACAATCCCAAAAATGCCTGCAACAACAACACCGGCGTCAGCATGGCCCGAAAAACCTCGCTCCACCCCGCGCCCAACACCGTCGATACCACCGACCCCAGCGCAATCGCATAATAGATCGCCACCAATCCCCACACCCCGGCCCGGCGGATGCGCTGGGCATTGTACTCATCGATGGCAATCGCACTCAGCGCCGGCACCAACACCACGTAGGCTACCAGCCGCACAACCATCAACCACCGATCAATGTCCATAGCGCCGTCACCCCCGCCACCAAAGAGAGCAGCCCCACCACTGCCAACAATGCCCACTGCCACCAGGCCCAATAGGATCGGCCAAAGAATCCCAGCACGAAGTCCAACTCCCGCAACTCCCCGAACAACAGGTCCAGATACATCTCCTCTCTGTTTGATCCAGGCTGATCGCTGCCGTAGCCAATGCTCCTCTGGAGAGAATTGGCCTGATTGCGTAGATCGGAGCGCCGCAGCTCCAAGTGTGGAAAATCTCTCATCCATGTGTCCCGCCATTGCCCCATACAAAAACGGACATCAGCCGCCCAGCGCGCAGCCAATGCCCGTCTCCCCTCCCTATCCGCTCCGCCTGTCGTCCGTTGTCCATCTGTCCACCCGGCCTACCGACAAATAAGCGCAATTATCGCCCGGCCATATTATAGGACAAATGTTCTGTTCTGTCTAGCGTAAACCGCACGGTAGCACTAGACAACACCGAACGCCTGTGCTACACTTGACAACAGTTGACAATCCGGCGTCGGTTGAGCGTGTCGAAACCAGCCGGAAAATAGAACAGGCCAGATGCACGCTTGCGACGCACACCTGGCCCTGACTCACCCGCAAAACCCGGTTGCGGAGAGCTGACCAGATCATACAACAGCCTCCGCCTGATCGCAACCCCCAGGAGGCTGTATGCGCTTTATGACAACCCTCGCCCTCGGCTTTATCCTCATCGTCCTGCTCATCGTCTGCGTCAACCTCGATGCCGTCTCCTTTTTCTTCGCTCGCCTCCTCGAAGGCACACTCGCCTTTTTTACTCTCCTGGCCCAAATCGTCCTGGCCCTAGGTACCGCACTCGGTATCATTGAGATATACGAGCGCTGGAAGGAGAAGAAACACAAGCGGCTTCGCCAGAAGGACGGTAGCTTCGCCCTCCAATCCTGGGCGCTCGAAGGTGGTGGGGAAGTGCTCTACAACCCCAACAACTCAGTCAACGCCGTGACCGTATTTCATCCGGATCGGGGAGTCTTCGAGTTGGCATCCAGCGCCCCGCCAGAAATACAACTCGAAGTGCGCAAAGCCGTCGAACGCACTCACCAGATACAGGCCATGTCTCCCGGCGACGACGCCATCATGAGCCGCTTCGGCTCCCTCTGGCGTGGCGGTGGCGGTGTTGCCAACGCTGCCACCGGTCGTCTCCTCGCCGGCAATTACGACAAGCCCACACCCGTCGCCCGCATCGCCCCAGCACAGACCATCCAAGCGACGGACCCCGCCCCACCAATCGCCCGCATCGACGCCGCAGCCGCTCTGTCCCGCTCCACCGGTGCCCACTGGATACTCGGCCAGGCCGACGACGGCTCGACCCTCGCCTTCGAGCCAGCCCGCCATTTCAGCCTGGGCATCATCGGAGTCACCGGCACCGGCAAAACAGCCAGCGTCGGGTTCGCCGCTGCCCTGGCCGCCCTGCGCGCAGGCTGGCATGTGGCCGTCATCAACCCAGACGGTAACCGCCGCCCCCCCGACGGCGGCCCCGGCTGGTACATGCTCGAACGCCACATCGAACTGCATGACACCGACCCCATGATCTTCCCGTCCCAGGTCGAAACTGTCTACAACTTTTTCGAGCGTCGCGCCAACCTCACCAACCCCCGACCCGTCCTGGTCATCTTCGAGGAATACGGCGACATCAACCGCCACCTGCGCAAACGGAGCAAAGCCGACGCCGACGCCGTGGATGTCATGCTCGACACCATCCTCACCCGTGGCCGCAAACACAGCGTCCACACCGCATTCATCGACCAATATCCAGAGCACTGGTCCAACGCCGTCATGGGTGGCACAAAACTCAAAACCGTCTTCCAGCTTGGCCCCGGCCAGGGCGCGAAAGTCGAAGAGTACAAGGCGGGCCAGCTTCCCCCCATGGGGCGATTCCTGACCCGTGGGGTCGAGTATGCCTCCTTCGACTCCGCCGCCGCCGTGCCGCAAATCCTGCGCCAGCTACCCGCCCCCGACAAGCCCCGGCGCATCATCAACGGCACCGCCACGCCCGTTCGCTCCGACCGTTCGGTCGAGCGTTCGGCGGCCCGTTCGCTGCCCGTTCCCCAGGAGGTAGCCCC